CGGTGTAGAGAATGGTTATTAGGCGACCTCCATAGATTGGAATTCAGTACACTCCGATAAGTCGTACTGCGACTTCATTTCACAAGAGACCACCAGAGAAGGCACTAAGGTCATCTCAAAGTTCAGTGACAGTGGTTCTTATGTACAAGAGTACTCGAAGGTCAAGCAGATGTTTGCACCATGTTTCGAAAGTGGTTCGGCACTTAGGCGCACGGTGGTAGGTCGAGCTGGCATATCCATGCTCATTGAACTGAACGTCGATCATGGAGGCTTAGGAACAAGTTTCGTTCCTGACAAATGGAACTACTATCTAATCCCAGTTCCACATCCAACTAAGGGTGTTATTCACCTGAAAGTGGAGAGGAAAGGATTTGATAGGGTACTCCAGTTGTTTAGGACGACTGTAAATCGTAATGTTGATGCAGCTAGGATTCAATTGCGCCAGTCGAATGTTACGTATTCGGTGTCTGGCACTCAGTTGACGCCAAGATTAGAAATAGATGCATCAAATTATGAACTGCTAGCACTATGGATGGTCAGTTACTCAACCATAATGGACACGATGGTCATGTATGGTGAGGAGTCCATAGCTAGTAGAGAGGCTTCCATAATGACTGAAGGTTCGCTGAAGAAGGTGGCTGGATCGTTGTATTCAGCCATAACACACAAATTGCTGTCAAACTCGGACACATTGAATCCGAACTTTGGCAGCAACAGTAGTGTTAGGAGGTGGTTGCGCGTTTGTGAAGCTGATGGTCGGTTTCTGACTTTAGAAGAGATTTCTGATAGGGCGTATCAGGAATGCTTTGGTCTGACGTTTGTCACTGAAAGGGGATTCAATTTCCTGAACGCTAAATATGGCTCGTTGTTCCACAAGGTGCCAGGCGTGTATACGGCAATACGTTATGCTAATAACTTCAGTAAGACCATATGGAGGGATGGGTTTGAAGTCGTTGACGTCGTTGTCAGAGCTTGCATCCTAACCGGCAAAGTCACAGATGAAACGGTTGGTTTCATATGTGACGTTGCCATCCATATGGCAAGGATTTTAGGCATAGACCACAAGCCACTGCTTCGCATGCGGGGGTGGATAGAAAGTATGGATGTACCCATTGGGGAGTTCTGGAAAGATGTTAATGAGGCTCAAGCACTTGATTTTCAAGTGGCATCGATTAAGATTGTTGAGTCACTCGTTAACAACTTCTCGCCAGATCCCAAGGGTATGAAGGTCATACACAAGGCGATATCCCATGAAGGTGATTCCTTAGAAACAGATTGGAACAAGGAATCACCCTTCAGCCTTAGCGACTCAGAGATTGAAAGGGAGATGGACAAAGAGATGGAAGACATACCATACACAAGGTTCTTAAGTGAACTGAAGATATTCTTGTCCAAATTCAACAGTCGTGCAGCTAGGATATCGCAAATGAACAATCTGCTATGTCATGCATCATCTAGGAGGCATGAGCTTCCTGCAGATGTGCAGAAGAACATAGATAGGTTGATCATTGGCGCTAAAGATGTGTTATCTGAGGTTAACACATCCGTTGAACAAAGCGATAGTAGACCTCAAGCCTCAGTGTATGCCATAACACAAAGGGCACCAAATATGACACCATTGCCTATACCTGCCGTGGATGTAGTTGATGAACAGTTCAATGTTGTAAAAACTACTTCGTCGCTGGATGCGTTTAAGCAATACAGCACAGTAGATTTGGACACGGAGAATGTCGTTGATGAACATCGTTTTCTGAAGCGGTTGAGATGGTCGGATGATAAGCCAGATTTTGGCATCATCCATGATGACATGGCCGAAAACTTCCCTGAGTTTATGACCGAACAAAGTGTAACTCAGTGTCCGAATTTGCCCGATGGTGCACAATGTGTTTATTCACCGGACAACATTGGAGCAAAATTCTTGGAGAAGATAGTTGCCAGGGCTGCATATCAGTCTTTAGGGATGCAAACCAGAAGGTGTAAGGCACCTTTTGCTACCACAACTGAGATCCATGATTGGGTTTCAAGTAGAAGCAAGACTGATATTGGGCCGGTCTCAAAAGCCATACTAAATGCTGAGAAAAGGCTTGGAAACAAACCATTACCTTATCTCCTACACATTGATGGTTTGGCAATGGGTGGAAAATCAAAGGGCGTTAGATCTTGGATAAGCGACAGGGATGTTGTCGTCGTTCCTTCTAACAAACTAAAAAAGAGTTGGATTAAAGAGTTGGGAGAGTTAGAGCCTCTCAAGAGGGCGTCCGTGT